CGGGTTTCCGATCACAGTGAGCGTGCCAAACGGTGCGCCGGCCACTGAAACGACAGACCTTGACGGGGCGAAGCGTTACGATTGGGTTGACCGTCACGCGGGCGACTTGGCGCAGGTTAAGCAATTCATCATCGCCGCCGATGACGACGAAGCCGGGCACTATCTGCGCAGCGACTTGATTGCACTGCTTGGGGCAGAGCGTTGCCGGTTTGTGGTTTATCCGCCGATGTGCAAAGACCTCAACGAGGTGCTTTGCTTGCATGGGCCAGAAGCTGTGGCGCACTGCTTGGCGCACGCAAAGCCAGTGCCGGTGCAGGGCTTGTTCCGGTTTAGCGACTTCCCTGAGAAGGGCGCTGTTCGCCATTACAGCGCGGGCGTGGTGCCTCTGGCGGACATGCTTTACGTGGTGCCAGGAACGCTTACCGTAATGACGGGCTTTGCCAACCAAGGTAAATCTACGCTGATGAACGCCATTATTGGCCACGTTGCGGCTAGGCATTTCCCTGTGTGCATCGCCAGTTTTGAAACGGACGTGCGCCCGATCCTATTTGACGGCATCCGCGCCAGCATCGCCAAGTGCAGCAACCTTGACCTTGCCCGCATGGACACGGCGGCCTTGAACGAGCTTGTGGAAAGCCGGGTGAGCATCATCAGCCAAGCGGTTGATGAAGATTTGGAGATGACGCTCGAAAAGCTGTTGGAACTGTGTCGCGTCGCTGTGGTGCGTGACGGTTGCCGCATGATTGTGTTAGACCCGTGGAACGAGATTGAACACAAGCGCCGCCGCGACGAAACGGAAACGGATTACATTGGGCGGGCATTGCGGGCGATCAAACGCTTTGCCAAGCAATACGATGTGGCGTTCTGGATTGTGGCGCACCCGACAAAGCCGCAGATGGGCAGCAAGAGCGCGCCAGGGCTTTACGACATTTCAGGCAGCGCCAATTGGGCAAACAAGGCAGACTTTGGCGTGACTTATCACCGGCCCAAGTTTGATGAGAACAAGGCGCACATCATCATCAGCAAGGTGCGCATGGGCTATCCCGGCAAGCGCGGTGAGGTGCTGGTGACATACGACTTTCGCACAAGCGAGTTTCGAGCGTTGGAGCAATGATGACGCAGGCTACGAATTGCGCGGCGCAAAGATTGTAGAGCGTGTTGCATAAACCGCAGTGACCGGGTAATCTGCAAGCAGGGAGAAACGTGATGAGCTTTGGCAAAATGTTGGAGCGTGAAGGATACGCAGATGGCTTGGCAGGCATAGGCGCTGGCCAGCAATGCGACGACAACGATGGTTATGATTATTGGCTGACCCCATACGGCGAAGGATTTTTGCTTGGCAGCCTTGACCGCAAAACCATGCTGACACGCAACGAACGCCAGCCGCGCTCCACAGAAGGCTTTACAACGCTTGAAGAAGCATTTGCGCAAGGTGTGTTTGGCGACGCGGTAAACGACGACAAACCAAACGCATTTGCAACGTGGGCAGAAGGCATGGGAGACGGTGACGCATGACGGGAACATATGCACAGCGCATGGCATTGCGCGCAAAGCAGTTGGCCAAAGGTGACACGCTGGCCAATCATCCCGGCAAAGCGCATGTGGAACGCGGCATCAAGTCAGATTGGGCCGGCGATTATCGCATGAAGCTAGCCGCTCATTGATGTGGCAGCCAATCGCATCAGCCCCACGTGACGGCAGCCGCATCTATGCGATCAGCTATACCGACAAGTGGCCGCCTTCCCTGTTTTACGTGTCCACCGTCTATTGGGCTGGTGACATGTGGCTATGCGAAGATTTGAATGACGTTGACGAACCAACGCATTGGATGGCCATGCAAGCGCCCGTTGCGCCGCCGATAGCGATAAGCTACACATAACGCGCCACGCCAGCACGAGGCCGCCCGATGCCATCACGCGCAAACATGCTGACACCTGAAGAACAATCGCTGATCTGCGGATTGTGGGTGCAGCATCGCCGCCTCGCCATTGTTGCAGCAGAGGTAGGCTTATCCGAGCGCACCATCGGTCGCCGCCTTCGCGCTGCCAATGTTGAGATGCCAGGACGTGGACGGCCAAAAGGCGTGAAAGACAGCCCATGTTGCGACCGCCAGATTGACAAGCAACGGAGGCAGGCATGAACCGCACATGGTATGGCCAGCCTGTTTACGAGCACGACGCCAACGATGAGCCAACCAGCGTGTTGCGCGGCTTCATGGTGGCATGTGAGACGCTCTGCACAAAAGGAGCGTTGCTGCGTAGAGGTGTGATTATTTTGCTGCCTCAAATTGTGGAAGCGCCTGACACACTTTCACGCGCTGTTGCCATCATAGACGATTGGTTAGTGAACAACGGCGAGGCCGCATGACGCGGCCAGCCATCCACGCAACCACATGGCGTTACGGCTTGCCCGTATGGCTTGCGCTGGCTTTTACGCGCTTCAAGTCGGGCCGGCCTGTCCCATCACTGCGTAAAGCCAAACACACCCCAGCAACATCGCTGCGCTCTTGCTACGTCACATGGTATTCCGGCAACGACACAGCCCGCGCCGTGATTGAGAATGCTTGGGGGAGCATTGAGCAAATCACATTAGCCGGAGACTGGCCCGACATTCAACAAGCGCGACGCATTGTGCAAAAGGCATTGTTCATGCAAGGCGGCGCACCTTGAGCATGATGCGCCTTTTTTTGGACAACACAGCGCGGTAAGGGAATGGCATGGCCCGCGATGACGTGAACGATGATGTGATGAACACCGTATGCGAAGCAATCGCTAGCGGTAAATCACTCGTGTCACAGCTAAGGGCGTTAGACATATCCGCAGGCGATTTTTACGTGGGGCTTGAGCGTAACAGCGCATGGGCTGAATTGTATGCGCGCGCGCGTGAAGTCCAGGCCGACACGCTGGCTGATGAGATCGTGGACATTGCCGACGATACGGCTGGCGACACTGACCCTGCGTCACGTCGCCTTCGCGTTGAGGCGCGCAAATGGACTGCCGCCAAGCTGCGTCCCAAGCGGTGGGGTGACAACGTGAACATCAACCACGGCGGCGAGGTCGCGCACAAGGTCAAGCTCGACATGGGGGCCTTGACTGCTGACCAGCTTCGCGCGCTTGCATCCATCACGATAACGGAGACTGACAAATGAGCCGTGACCCTTGGCCGAACCTGCGCCCAGGCATCAGCGACGTGGGCAAGAAGCTGGTGGCGATCACGCCTGCCGGCACTGACTTTGCCAATGCGTGCTTGATCTATGCCAGCGCAGGCGGCGACGTGACGTATATTCCGGAACAGAACCTTGACGCCAACACCGTGACCGAAACTGTCACGCAGGGCTGGGTTTCGCCTGTTCTGGTGCGCCGTGTCACCGCTGCTACGGCGACCCTGTATCAAGTCCTGACCGCCTGACGTGACCGCCTCGCTTGGCCATGCTTTGAATGCGCGGCGTCGCAAGGGTAGCGGTGGCGCAACTGGCCCTGACTTTTCGTTGAGCAACAGCACTGTCACAACGTCTTGGGGCACGGTGGAAGTTGGCGAGTTGACGCCTAACGGCTCCACGCCTGCTGGCGCATATTTCCTCATCGTTGAAGATACGAACCCAACCGCTGATTACTCCGGCGTCTACGTGAGGAACGGCTGATGGCTGTCGAAGTCTATGAACAGAACATGGCCGACCTGCGGCCTGCTGCGCCAACGTCAAAGCGCAATTTCAACACGTCGCTTAGCACAGGCCCATTTAGCGGCGACGTTGTAGGCCACTGGCGCGCGTTCTTTGTGACGCTGCCGGGCTATCACATCGTCAACAACCAGCGCACGGTGATTTGCGGCCAAGATTTGGCTGATACCGGTTCGTTCGCTGGCGGGGCTGACTGGGCAATCCGTATTCCCGGCAAGACGCTGGGCAGCCCCACGAACGTGCGCATGCGCCCGCAAATCCGCGACGCCAGCGGCGGCTCCAACGCATGGGGCACCGGCACTGAGGGCAACATCACGACCGTTCCTGAGATGCTGCACAGCCTTGTCCCGGTCACTTATCTTGTTGTGACGGGCACCAGCAACATTAACACCAACGCCAGCCCGACATGGCGCAACTGGGCGGCGATCTGTCCTGTAGGCGGCACGGCATCTAGCGAAGTGGCTGCGACGGCCACAAACGCCACATTCTTGGCCGGCACCACACAAGTCTTGCTTGGCACGCTTCTCGGTCGTCGCAGCACTGTCGCGCCGTTCAAGGGCACGCGCTTGGCCCAGTATGCCCATGCGAACGGGGACTTTCCGTGGGATACGGTGAACAATCGTCCGAGCCATGAAGTCATCCAGGCGTTGGCCCGTTCGTCTGGCGGCCCCACGCTGACCTATGAAACGATGATTGCAGGCCAGAACGCCAACAGCCTGTCAGCCATCGATTACCCCAACTTGCGCGTTGAGAATGGCGCACAGGGCAAAGGCTCGTTCCTGTATCGCTACACGCTGGCCGATATGAGCGCGGGCCTCACCAACACCGGCAGCGCGTCTAACGGCAACCTATCGCTGCAAGGCACGGCGGGCGGCATCATCGGAGTGGGGCGCATTGAGCCGCAGCATTGGTTCGGTAGCAACCCCACTATCACCGAACCTTCGTGCAAGTTCCTGCCGACGCGCGGCACCAGCAGCTACACCTTCAGCGGCACGTATCAGGCCGGCACCACGACAATGGAGCGGCGATGGCTCTATGCCACAGACGCCATCAATTCCGGCGCGGTTGCGGGTAACGTTGTCCCCACGTTCGATTGGGCTGACATTGGCACCGTGTCTGGCGGCAATTGGTCGTTTAGCGACACGCTGCCTGTCGGTGGCCCTTACACGCTGGAAGTGCGCGACAAGGTTGACACGGCTCGCACGGCGACCGTTAGCGGATGGGAGGTGGGCACGTCCCTTGCGCTTCACGGTCAGTCGTCGGTTGACCAAACCACATCAGGCGACGGCGACCCGCTGGCTCCGATTGGCACCAACGCCATTAACCTTGCGGTTGACGCTACAGCGCGGGGCCGTTTGGTGACGCTGGGCAACACGCGCGGCGGCTCCGGTGCCACTTATGCGCAGCCGGTGATTACTGAAATCAATCTCGATCAAGGCATCACGCCGGGTAGCAGCAGCCGCAACAACGTTGGCCAAGGCGCTGTGGCCATGCTCAATATGTGGAACGTCCACAACCCGCGCCACCCGCTGCAAATCGTCAAAATTGCCATCGGCGGCACCGATCAGATTGATTGGGCCAACAACACGACCGTCACGAGCGGCCATTCGTCGTGGAAGTTCATGGGCACGATTGGCGCGCTGCCTGATGCCACAAGCGGCAACAACAGCGGCGTTATGGAGTATCTGGCACGTTATTGTGGACGCCAGATTAACCGCCATGGCTTCATGTGGACGCCGGGCATTGCCGATGCTGCAACCGGCCCCGGCAGCCGTGAATTGTATCGCACTGAAACGCAGGACGCCTCAACAGGCCGGTTTAGCGGCAGCCCCACCGCGCCGTGGCTTATCTGGCCCGTGTGGCGCGTGGCACGTGAACCGACTGAAAACAGCGGCAACCCGTCCAAGCGCAACTTGCATATCACTTGGGTAAACGAGTTAAACGCCATCTTGCCGGGCTTGGGCTTGCGCGGGCCGTGCTGGGTTGACCCGCTGATGATTGGCAACGTAGGTCACAGCGCATGGCGTTCGGCTGATGGCATCATTGCGGGCCAGCCAGGCGACCAGAACCGCGAAGGGCAGTCCAAGTTGGGCTACAGCATCGGGTGGTCTCTGGCGTGGTCGTATGACCCCAAGGTTAAAGCTCATGGCGGACGTGTTGTGAGCGCATGGACGGACGACAACTTTGTCACGGTTAACATCGAACTTGGCCGGCAGGTGCGGACGCTCAACAGCGAAACGCCGACGCAGCGTGACTTTTGGGTGACGCAAAACAACGGCGTGAGTTGGACGCGCGGGCCTGACATTGCCGGCGACCCCGCGCCAGAAGCGGCATATATTTCATCGCCCGCGTTCACCGTGGCGCTTGACGCCAACAACACCCGCGCTGTTTTGACGCCGGCTGATGGCGGCACGGTTTGGGCTGCTGCGCACGCGCTGGACAATCTCAAGTTTGATTACGCTTACGGCTTCCCCTATTATTTCTTGGAGACCAGCGGCGAGATTACCGCGCGTCCGCTGCTGCATCGCATCCTTTACGACAACATGAGTTTCCGGGGTGATACGGATGTTGTTGGCACGCAGGCCGGCACGCCGTTGCAAGGCACAAGCACGGCAGGCATTGGCAGCGGCATGGCTCCCACTACCGGAACGCCTGTTGCCAAGCTGGTGACAATGGAGCGGTTTACGGGCACCCGCAACGTGACCATTCGCATGATGGCATCTGACAACGTGACGGTGTTGAAGGAAAAAGTCGTCACGATCACAGCATCATGAAGCCCGGCGCGTTTGTTCCTACGGTTGCACATGTGCTTGCGGCGCGGCAGGAGCTTGCACGGCGTTCTTTGCCCGACTTCGCGTGCATGGTGGACATTCCAACCGTGCCAATCTCAGACGACGCCGACGCCGATACGATCCGACTGGATAAGCTGGCTAAACATCATCAGTTGATTTGTGACAAGCTGCAAGACGTAGCCGATGGCCGCATTCCAAACTTGATGCTGCTATTCCCGCCAGGCAGCGCCAAAAGCACATATGCAGACGTTGTGTTTATCCCGTGGTTCATGGCGCGCGAGAAGCGCCGCAACGTCATTCTGGCCAGCTATGCAAGCAACATCGCAGCCAAGCAGGGCCGCCGCGCCCGCCAGCTTATCAAGAGTGGCAGCTTCTACAATCTGACCGGCAGGACGCTAGACGCCGCAAAGACGGCTGCCGATGAGTGGATGCTTGACAATGGCAGCGAGTTCATGGCCGGTGGTTTGCTGTCAGGCCTGACCGGAAACCGCGCCGCGCTTGGAGTGTTGGACGATCCCATCCAAGGCCGCGAGGCGGCAGAAAGCAAGACAATCCGCGACAAGACGTGGGATGCGTATCTGGACGACTTTTGCAGCCGCCTAATCCCCGGTGCACCGCAGGTGATGATTTTGACCCGGTGGCATCAGGACGACCCAGCCGGGCGCATCTTGCCTGAAGATTGGGATGGGCAAAGCGGCTGGTTCAATGGCCGCGACGGCCGGCGTTGGTATGTGCTGTGCTGCCCCGCAATCTGTGACCGCGCGGACGAGTGCTGCCCCGCAATCTGTGACCGCGCGGACGATCCGCTAGGCCGCAAGATTGGTGAAAGCCTGTGGCCAGAATGGTTCAATGACGCGCATTGGGAGCCGTTCAAACGCAACCCGCGCACATGGGCTTCGCTTTATCAGCAAAAGCCAGCGCCGGAAGAAGGCAGCTATTTTAAGATGGAATGGCTGGAACGGTGGGAAACGTTGCCCAAGCCGCTCAACATCTACGGCACGTCTGACTATGCCGTGACAGAAGGTGGGGGCGACTACACCGTGCATCGGGTGTGGGGTGTGGACAGTGATGAGAATATCTACCGGCTTGACGGCTGGCGGGGGCAGACGGCGGCAGATGAGTGGATTGAACGCAAGGTTGACCTGATTGCCAAATGGAAGCCGCTTGCGTGGTTTGGTGAAGCTGGCGTGATCCAGAAAGCCGTTGAGCCGATGCTAAAGCGCCGCTTGTTGGAGCGCAAAGCTTTCTGCCGCATGGAATGGCTTAGCAGCATCAGCGACAAGCCGACACGTGCGCGCGGGTTTCAGGCGCGGGCTGCGATGGGCAAGGTGCGCTTTGAGCCGGGCGCATCTTGCCTGAAGATTGGGATGGGCAAAGCGGCTGGTTCAATGGCCGCGACGGCCGGCGTTGGTATGTGCTGTGCTGCCCCGCAATCTGTGACCGCGCGGACGA